TTAAAAAGGGTTCTCAAAATCGCTAGCTGCATCTTTGTGCGTATCTTTCAAAACATGTGCATAAATGTTTGAAGTGGTCACACTAGATTTATGTCTAAGCCGCTCTTGGATAATTTTTATATCTCTACCTTTATTCAATAGAAGTGTAGCAGATGTGTGACGCAAATCATGAAAACGAATCACCGGCAAGTTGTGTCTTTCTAAAAATCGTCTCCAACGCTGATAAATCGAATCGGGCCTAATTGGTTTGCCTTCCATGTTGTCGAATAAAAATTTGTGATTGGCCCATTTCCCTTCAGTTTTTAGGTCTAAAACTTCATTGCTTATATATGTTTCTATTAAATTAGTTAACCAAGCGGGTATAGAAACTATCCCAGCTACATCATTCTTAGTTGATTCTTTAAGAAGTAAACCTTCCCCTGCTTTTGCAACTAGCGTTTGTTCGAATGTTAGCTCATCTTCTATTAAGTTCACGTGTTTTACTTCTAATGCTGCTAATTCAGCTTCTCTACAACCTGAAATCAGGGCTATATAAATCATTACTTGCAATCTAAGCGGCTCTTTTACTAGAGCTGCATTTAACAATTCAATTTCAGCAGGAGTATAAATCGTAGGCGGTCTTTTAGTTGTTTTTGGAAGTCTTACACCCTCTGCTGGATTATTTGGGATTACTTTCCACTCAACAGCAGTTTCAAATACTGAATTTATCGCAAAATAAATATTTCTGATAGATCGCGGCGAAAGCGGTTTATTTTTCTTTTCGTCTGAATCTGTAGGTTTAACATCTAATCTTGCGCCGGGCTTTTGTAATTTTGCGACTAAGTTAACTATATGAAGTGTAGTTATTTTATCCATTTGAACGCCGCCAAAGGCTGGGTAAGCTCTTGCTACTATAGATTTGTAGTATTCTGTCCAGGTTTTAACTTCTAGGTTATTTTGTGCATGTTTTGGCATATACTCATTCTCAACAAATGCTTTAAATGTCATTCTTGCAGGAGCTGTATATCCATTTTGCTCTAATTCTGTGATGAAATTTCTTAACTCTCTTTCTCGCTCCCTCTCATTTTTTGTTCGCGTCGTTCTGTCAGCTCGAATCGGCGTACCTTTGTAGTCATAGCCTACAGTAACCCGCATACGCCATGAATTTTTGCTACGTTGTTCAATAGAACCCTCATAACGCCTACCTTTTACTTTTTTTACCATAATAAGCCCTACTTTCGCACATACGTTCTTTTTTTGGTAAAAAGAAAAGCCTAATGGCTCTCTTTATTTTACATATTTGACAAATCTTTCGAGTTTAACTATTGTTGCTAGGTGTGTATTTTTTTCTGATTTCTACAGCTTTATTGAGATAATTATCTACGTCGGATTGCAACTCTTTAATTTCAAGATTAAAATTATCGTCAGCAAAAGTATTTGCCCCTCTAGTAGTGACTTGCGCATTTAATTTAATTGTCATAGCTTCTAATTTTGAAATTCCGTCACTTAAGTTAGAAACATATTCTTTATTTACACTACTTAAAGATTTATCACTTTCAATTTCTTTTTTTATTTCACCTAATTTGGTTTCTAAGGTATTGAGGTTATTAAGTACTTCTTGTCTATTATCATTACTGAAAGTATCGATGTTCGGTATTTTATCAATGGAACCGTCCCATAATATAGTATATGTGTTTTTTAGTTCGTTTTCATAACTCATACCTGTTTGATAAAACATATCATTTTTTTCTTCTTTTTCTTGCGTTTCTTTTTGAGCATCACTGCACCCAACTAAAAAAATACTAAAAGCTAATAAAAACCCTGTTAATAAAACCATCCCTTTTTTCATATTCATTCTCCCTTTATATTTTATTTTCCTGTGAGCTTCATATTAGTTTTATCAAAAGCACTACTTCCAGCCATCTTTGTCTCGTCTTCATATCTTAGCTCAACCATGGGCCTATGATTGCTATCTCCCCCAAAAAGAGTACCAAGAGCGCGTTGTTGTATTTCATTCCCTAAATAATCAGCATTTTTTTGTTTGATTGTTTCATCTTGATATTTTAAGTCTTGAGTTACATATGCAATTAACATATCATATTCATTTTCGAATGGAACCACTTTTATTAGTATTCCGTTTGATTCAGAAATTAATCGATTAATAGACTCGTTAAAAGACTCTATACCTTCTTGAGTGACTGTATATGCCGTAGAAGCGTCTGCTTGATCCATTTCTTCTGTTTCTTCTACTTCATTTGTTTCGGCATCTTCTTTAATATCCTTTTTTGGGTCATCTGTTGTTACATTTTCTTCTGGATTCTCCACAATATAATTATAAAGCTGAACGGTTCTTACTAAAGAAAAAGTAAGAAGTAAAACTGTAGTTACTATAATGATTAACGTATATTTTCGGCGATTTTCATTTTTAATAACTTTTATTACAGCAAATGTCAAAGTCGCTAGAGTAGCGAAAAATAAAAGAACCCATATACCATTAAACAAACTTAATATAATTAATAAAAAAATCACACATAACCACCATTTTTTTAACAAGTGTCTATACTTGCTCATCCCGCATCTCCTTTTTATAAAAACATAATTATTAAAATTACTATGACAGGAATAGTTATCAACTTGGATATATTTCTAAAGTGGTTAAATTTGTTGAACTGGTATTGATTGTTGAAAATTGATATGTAATCTCATTAACAGAAACTTTTGTATCTTTTTGATCATCCATGCTGTTATTGAGAGCATTAAGTACCTTATCTAAACCGTTTTCTGAATCTAAGGACATCATAATAGCTGCAATTGAATAAGTAAAATCATTATAATCTGTAATACCTATTTTATCGTTAGAGCTATATGTTAATAGTAACGACATCACGTTATTACCATCAGACATTATTTTAAATCCATTAGTTACTTCAGCGTCACTAGTTACTGATTCAGGAAGAGAGATAGATAAATCATCTTCTGTTTCAAAAATATAGTTAAACTGTCCTTGTAAATCTTCATAGGAAACAAGTTTTTTTTGTTTTGGAACAACAATTTCGGTCTCCGAGGTTTTTTCGTCCTTTTCAGCTAATACGGTATAAGTTGCCTTCGAATTAAGCCTAGGAAAAAGCATAGTAAAACTATTATTATCTGTCTCGATTTTTTTTGAGTCCCCATTTTCATCCTTTAATGTTATTTTTGCATTATCAGAGGTTTTTCCTGTTTGGTTTAAATAATATCCTTTTCCAGTACTATCACTAATATCTAGTTCTGGTTCTCCGCACGCATATAGTACTAAGCTAAGCAATAATATAAAACATAAAACTATCCATTTTTTCATATTCATCTACTCCCTTATATATATTTTTTCATTTCTTCGGGTAATCCATAAAAGTTAATTATTTTATCTGTAGTATCAATATAATGTTCTAAATGGCTTCCGTCTATAAGCAGCTGTGTTGCAAAATAGTTGGCTTCTTTTTCAACTTTCCACTCTGATACAATAGTTTGTTTTGAAAGTTGGGGGGTATTTTCATCTTGATGTATAAGAGCGTGGCATAGTTCGTGAGCGCAAGTAAACAATTGCCGCTCATCTGAAAAGAGGTTATTTAAATGAATCATTTTAATTCTGTTTATTTTATTATAATAACCGTAAACTTCACCTAAGTCTTCTTTTAATATAAGAATATCTTTTTCTTTCGCAATTAAAAACGGATTTCTTGTTTCATGAATATTAACAAGCTTTTGTATCTGTTGCTGTATAAATTCACTCATCTCCATACTATCCCACCTAATTTATTTTCGATATTTTTTAGGAGTAAATCGTTTCTTAGATTCTTCTTTTGCAATCCTTAACGAATTTTCAAGAGACATAATTAATAGTTTTTTTGTATTTTCATCCATTTCTCCATCTTCTTTCGAGTAAGCAAAGGCGTCTGAATTAGACAGATCGTCAATCATTTTTTGAAGATCTTTTTGAATGCTTCGTTCGTCCTTGTCATCCAATTCCCAATATTGTTTTTTATCTGTTTCACCTAATATATATGAGCGTGATACTCCGTAATATTCAGCTAGTTTTTTCAGCATTTCGTAATCGGGTTCTCTTTTATTTCTTTCATAATTAGAAAGATTTTCTCTTTTTATATTCAAGTCATCAGCTACTTTTTGCTGAGTTAGATTTTTGTTTTCGCGTAATGAACGTAATCTGTCACCGAACATATAATCGCCTCCTGTACCCACAATGATATAGTAACTTTGTGTTACGTTCAATTAAAATTTGAATATGTAAAAAAAAGTTACAATTTTCTCTTGACGTAACGTAAAGTTACGTGTATATTAATATATATAAAGTAACATAAAGTTACGAAAGAGGGTGAGCATTTTATGGGTAACAACCTTAAAGAACTAAGGGGAGAGAGAAGTAAAGCAAGCGTAGCACGATCTTTGGGGATAACGCCACAACATCTTGGATATATAGAAGATGGATCTAGAAATCCGTCCTTAACACTAATGTTTAATATTGCAAAGTTATACAATAGAAAGGTGGATGAAATTTTTTTTGACAGAATTGTAACGAAAAGTCACAAAAATTAACTAAAATAGGAGGCTAGAAAATGAGGAAAATTGCATTTACAAACTCTTTCCTAACCAAGAGAAACAGAAAAGAGTCAGTACTCACCATTGAATTAAGTATAACTGGCGAAGATTTTAGCGATTTAAGTATTTTGCCGGAACTTTATTCAGAAATTAATTCATTAGCTAGTAGATTATCGGAAAAAACTAACGGCGATTTGGGCAAAAGAAAATAGGAGGCTAGAACATGAGTAACGAAGAGTTAACTTTGTCAATCAAAACTAGTCAAAGAGAAGATGGGTCTGCATATAATGCCATTCAACTTGGTGACTGGAAAGTAGGACGATTTGTAACAGGTGTTCATTTAGAAATACTAGGCGGTAAACGACCAAAGTTAATTATTGAATGCTATCCAGAAAGAATAGATGTGGATGGTTGAGAGGTAGCGGATATTTGCTAAATAAAGGGGCTTATTATAATAAACCATCGCAAAAGGCGATGAATTTAGGATTGTTTGAACAAAAAACACATATTCATACAGATAGAAACGGCTTAATGATAACTACCTATACACCTCGAGTTACTGGCAAAGGTCAAATATACCTATTAAACAAATTATTAGAAGAACACAATCAAGTCATAATTTAAGCGTCGCCTACCACAACGACGCTTATGCAGACAACTTAGTCACGGGGAGCGACTAACAATAGTATATAACGATAAGTTGTTAATTAGTGGTTAAAAAATAAACAAAAAGGATTGAGATATTATGTTTCAAAAATCAACATCAGCGCCAACCGCGATGCAAGTTTTAGCAGAAACTCGCACGCAAAAAGAGCTAGCGATAGATAGTTTTGTAACGCCAGCACTAATAAGTAACCAGATAAAAGGAAAGCGAACAGTTTCACTTGAACAAGCAGAACAGTTAATTGATAGCTACAATGAGCCACAAAGCACTTACCTGTTTGCGCATGAATTTAGCAACGGAATGATACCGCCTCTACTGGACGGGCTAGACAGTCACCATGCGGCTTTAACTTGTCGCTTTGAACTAGAAGTAACAGAAGCAGTAAATGCGTTAAAAAGCGGATTAGAAACGATGACATTCAATTTAAGAAAAGGCGACATGCTACAACGAGAAGCCGCAAAACAAGCAATTTCAGAAATAACAGATGTAATCGCAACAGCATTAACGCTTAACACAAGTATAGCGAAGGCATTCAACATTAATTTACAACAAATTTTAGAAAGTCGAGATAAATTCTATCAAAAAAATGGTTTGGTGAAGGAGTGAGAAACAATGGAAACAATGGAAAAGGATATTTTGACAGCTGAGGAAGCGGCGGAAATGTTAGGAATGAAAAAGAGGACTATTCAATCTTGGGCTAGAAATGCGGGATTACCCGGCAAAAAAATAAACGGCAAGACATGGATTTTTAGCAAAAGAGAACTTGAAGCGTGGGTAGCGCAAGGTGGAGAAAAATAAAGGAGGGCTACAACAATGACAGAAAGAGTTTTCAGAAAGACTACAAACTTCGGTGATAGCGAAATTCATACAAATAGCAGAACAAAAATGATTGCTAATCCGGCATTTCAGCAGAAAATCCCGTTAAACGAAACAGGTTGCGACAACATGACGGACTATATCGAAGAGTTGAAGTTAAAAGGCTATGAGGAGGTCACTCGGTAATGGATGTATTTATGGTAATGATTTTCGTGTCGTTTATGTCTGTAATTGCAGGCTACTGGTTGAGAGGAAGTGGTAAACGTGGTTGAGAATCCGATGGTTGTTGATGATCTTTGGGACGATGATTTTAGACATTAAAAAAGCACGCATAGCAGTGCGCGCTTTAAGGATTTGAGATATTACCTTAAGAAAATTATACCTCAGGTCCATTAAAAAATCAATGGAGGTAACATATATGGCTGTAGCAAAAGAAAAGACAATGAACATCTTAGCGAGCGTGAAAGACATGGATAGAACACAATGGTTGCTGACTCGGCGCCTAGGCGTTGGCGGTAGCGATGCAGGAATTATCATGGGTTTAAATCAATATAAAACAGCTTTTGAGTTGTGGCTAGATAAGACTGACCAAGTTTTGCCCAATGAATCAGCGGGCGAAGCTGCATATTGGGGAAATCAAATGGAGGAAGTTGTAGCAAAAGAATTCGAAAAGCGAACTGGAAAGAAAGTAAGACGTAGTAACATGATGTATCAACATCCAGAGCATGATTTTATGTTGGCAAACGTTGATAGGTTTGTGGTTGGTGAAGACGCTATTTTGGAATGTAAAACAGCATCAGCATACTTAGCAAAAGAATGGGAAGCTGACGAAGTACCAGCGACTTATCTAGTGCAAATACAACACTATTTAGCGGTCACAGGTAAAAGTAAAGCCTATGTAGCTGTTCTAATTGGAGGAAATAAATTCATTTGGAAAGAAATTGAACGCGATGACGAGTTAATCAATCAAATAATTGCTTTTGAGTTAGATTTTTGGGAAACGAACGTAAAAGGACATGTAGCGCCGGCACTAGACGGTTCAAGTGCCGCAGAAAAATATTTAAAAGATCGTTTTGCTAAGTCAGAAGCTAAACAAGTTATTTTATCAAAAAAATACAACGAATTTTTGGCTGAAAGAGCAAATTTAGAACGCGATATAAAGCTTTTAGAGACACGAAAGAAAGAAATTGATAATAATATCAAGAATGATTTAAAAGAAGCTGAAACAGGCATCGCAGACGAATTTACGATTACTTGGAAGCCTGTTATTACCTCAAGAGTAGACACTAAACGTTTAAAAGAAGAACATCCAGACATTTACAAAAAATTACGTAAAGAAACTAGTTATAGAAAATTTGCAGTGAAGGAGAATAAATAATAATGGCAACTAACGATGAATTAAAAAATCAATTAGCAAATAAACAAAATGGAGGGCAAGTAGCAAGCGCACAATCATTAGACTTAAAAGGTTTGCTAGAAGCACCGACAATGCGCAAGAAATTTGAAAAGGTACTAGATAAAAAAGCGCCTCAATTTTTAACTTCCCTTTTAAATCTTTATAATGGCGACGACTATTTACAAAAAACTGACCCTATGACAGTTGTTACTTCCGCCATGGTTGCTGCAACACTAGATTTACCGATTGACAAAAATTTAGGTTATGCGTGGATTGTTCCTTACAAAGGCAGAGCGCAGTTTCAGCTCGGTTATAAAGGATACATCCAGTTAGCATTGCGCACAGGACAATATAAAAGCATTAATGTTATCGAAGTGCGCGAAGGTGAGCTACTGAAATGGAACCGACTTACGGAAGAAATCGAACTAGATTTAGACAACAATACAAGTGAAAAAGTGGTTGGCTACTGTGGCTATTTCCAGTTAATTAATGGCTTTGAAAAAACGGTCTATTGGACTCGTAAAGAAATTGAAGCACATAAACAGAAATTTAGTAAATCAGACTTTGGATGGAAAAAAGATTATGATGCGATGGCTAAAAAGACCGTTCTTAGAAACATGTTAAGTAAATGGGGGATTTTATCCATCGATATGCAAACAGCGGTTACAGAGGACGAAGCAGAGCCGAGAGAACGAAAGGATATTACAGAAGATGAATCAATACCGGACATTATAGATGTGCCTACAACCCCGTCTGACACGCTAGAAGCTGGCTCGGTGGTTCAAGGGTCAATGATCTAATTGAAAACTGATAAGGCAGGGGAATTGCGATGGATGGTTATATAGCTTTACACAGAAAAATTATTGATAGCTGGATATGGCAAGACCCTGAGTTTTATCGACTTTGGTCATACTGTCTTATCAAAGCGTCATTTAAAGAAAGAGAAATATTTTTAGGTCAACAAATAGTCAAATTAAATCCAGGTCAATTCGTAATCGGAAGAGAAAAATTAGAAGAGGCAATGAACGTAGGACTGAAGAATAAACGAACAGCCGTTACGTGGTGGCGACGACTTCAAAAGTTAGAAAAAGCCCAAATGTTGAACATCAAATCGTACAACAAATTTTCAGTTGTAACCATTGAAAACTGGGGGTTCTATCAAGGTAGCGACATAGAAAATGAACAGCAAAATGAACAACAGACGAACAACAAACGAACAACAGATGTACAACAAACGATCACAAACAATAAAGATAATAAAGATAAGAATGTTAATAAAGATAATAATAAACGTCAAAACAAGTTTGACGAGGTTCATTTATCTTTAGCTAATTTATTGTTTGAAATGATTAAGTCAAATAACCCAGAAGAAAAAGTTCCAGATATTGAAAAATGGGCTCATGACATCCGAATCATGATTGAACAAGATAAGCGAGATGCTGAAAAAGTTAAAAACGCTATTATATGGTCACAGAAAAATGATTTCTGGTGCGGTGTCATAAAATCTCCGAAATCTTTAAGGAAAAATTATGATCAGATGGCGACGCAACGTAATAAGCCAGTTGCTAACAAGCCGTTCAACAAATACAGCAAACAAACGAAACCAGAAATATTGCCAGATTGGTTCAACAAAGACCAGCAAGAAGCACCTAAAAAGCCAGAGATGACGGAAGAAGAGCGAGAAGCAATGGAAAGGCAAGTGGCGGAAATTAAAGCGCAGTTAGCGGCTAGGAATGAGGTGAAGGCGTGACAGAATACGCACTTTATAAAGCAGATGAACAGAAGGGTGTGCAATCAAGATGAAGAACATTGAAATAACTTTAACGAAAAAAGAAGCAGATTATGTCAAGACAATGCTTCTAAATAACACATACAAAATTCAAGCTATATGTAAAAAAAGAGAAGAAATGAAAGAGTTTTTTCGTGAAAATACAGTATTGAACGGAAACATATCTCGTAAAATTACCAATGCTCTTAAAGTTAGCATGGGGAAGGAGGAACAAGCATGAGATTTAAAACAGGAGATAAAGTGGAGTTTATTTGGTCAGGTAAATTGAAACAAGGTGTTGTAACTGAAATAGAAGAAACTAAAAATGCTATATACTATCAAATTAAATATAGTGGAGACATGGGCATGACTTGGCTTGATGAAAGGGACTTGATTGCACCTGCTCCAGTTCTAAACGTACCGCGATTTGCCGATGACTGGATAAAACACTGTAAACAAAGAGAATACGATTTAGCTTGTTTGTTAGACTATGAAGATTCTGATATGTCTGCTGAAATGAATGACTGGTTGTGTCTAGAAGAAAGTAACCAATGGCTTTTAGCGCGAGCGTGGATGGACGGCTACGAAGTCGAGAAAGAACCGCTTTATTATGTACAACTTGTTAATAAAATAACGGGCTATCTAAATGTGCGATCTGGAGGATATCTATTTTTAAGCACTATACATCAGAATCGTACTATTAAAACAAAATTTACAGAAGCAGAAATTAAAGCAATGGATAAAGGCGAAGCATATTGGTTACTTAGGAAACCTGTTGAGGAAGCGGAGGGTGAAGCATGAGAGAGATTGAATATAGAGCGTTTGTAAAAGAAACTAAGAAAATGCTTCCAGTTACAGATTTGTGTTTTAACGAAACAGAGGCTGTAGGTGTGAGCGGTTGCGGAAACGCAAATTGTATGCTGTGCGTCGACTGGTACAGCTTTGATGATGTCGTGCTGATGCAATATATCGGTCGCGAAGATGAAGACGAAAAAACTATTTTTGAAAATGACATTGTGCAAGTGGTTTTAGAACACTGGCCAATGGGCTACTACCAAGAAGTGGAATACGTTGGAGTGGTTAAATATGACACGGATATATGCGCGTATTATCTTGATTTGATTAAGCCACCTACTGTTAGCGGTGAAACGATACCGGATGAAATCGACGGAATTAAAATTACAAGAGAAGATCCCGAAGATTTCGATACAAGATTCTACTTTGATGCTAGCGTTGATTCAGCAGCTATGACAGTGATAGGCGACATACACGAAAATCCGGAATTGTTGGAGGCAAAATAATGGCATACGAAAATTTAAAATTAGCAAACGCAGCGATTTCAGGAGATATATATTTAACACGTATTTTAAAGAACGGTGTTATGAGTGATAACCGTAGAATTATCACGGACGAATGTTTAGCAGCAACGGCAGATTGGTTTCTGGCGAATGATGAGAAATATACTAATTGGGAGGCAATCGACGATGTTCACCCGCATTTGTTTTTTACAGGTGATCTAAGCAAAGCGGAACGAATTAAGGCGATTCTTGAAGAAGACGAAAATATTCTGGAGGTGTCAGAATGAGTGAACAAGAAGCAAAGAAGATTATCCTGAAATGGTTGAAAGAAACCAGTAAATTTTTAACACCAGTCAGACTATTCTTTGACTTAGAAAATCGCAACAGCAAAGCTCCTCAGCAAGTGGTAGAGGCATATCTTGCAATCGAAAATAGAAAAGTAGAGTACGAACTACTAGCCGAATTTGCCGCATGGGGATTGTCAGAGGTGGCGAAATGACTAAGACAGATGAGTGGTTCGAGTTTGAGGAATGTAGGTCACGCACAAAGAATAATACAGTTGCAGATCAGTTAAATGAATTATCAGCAACACACGAAATTATAGAGGTACACTATACTTCTTTTAGTTCGTCAGACTGGAATGTGTTAGCTGGCGGAACAACAGTGGTGCTAGTACGAGCGTGCAAGAGAGATGTGGCGGAATGAAAAAAGCCGGATTTTATTTTTCCAGAGCGCCCTACGAAGCACGTTCAGGCTGTCCAGAATGTGGTTGGATGAATACAACTTCTAATCCAATGGCTACTTTTGAAAGTATAAAGATTAATCGACCAGTTTATGTGCAATGTGATCATTGTGAAACGTTTTATAACATTGGTGGAACTGGTGAGGAGGAAGACTAATGTGCGAATTTTGTACTAGTGATAACACAAAGCTAGAACTTGAGTGCGTAGGCGATTATGCACATGTGAAACTGGAAAGTTGTATTAACTTTTTAGGGGATTCTGTGCATTGTTTAGCAGTTGAAGAAGAGGAAGGTTATCCCAGATTTTACACTGAAATCCATATAAAATATTGCCCAATGTGCGAAAGGAGTTTGGAATAATGACTAAATTAGTAAGATGTGGCGTATGTGAAGAAGCTTTTAGTGAATATGATGACATAATTAACGTAGATCCCCATGGATGGTTTCACGAGAGATGTGTAGAACTTGTTCCAATACGTTATGCTGTTTGTGCTAAATCCAGATATTACGATGTAGATGGCTTTCTCGGAACTTGCGATGAAGATGATAAAAATTTTGCAAGCTATGTTTTTGAAGAAGGAGAATACTTGGAGGACGGGGAGGAGGAAAAATAAATGATGAATCGTGTCATACTAGTAGGACGCTTAACTAAAGACCCTGATTTACGTTATACCCCAGCTGGTGCATCAGTTGCGACTTTTACACTTGCTGTAAATCGTACTTTCACTAACCAACAAGGAGAACGAGAAGCTGATTTTATTAATTGTGTAGTTTGGCGTAAACCAGCAGAAAACGTTGCTAATTTCTTGAAAAAAGGAAGTATGGCAGGCGTTGACGGTCGCGTTCAAACTCGGAATTATGAGGGGAACGACGGTAAGCGCGTTTATGTGACGGAAATAGTGGCCGAGAGTGTTCAATTTTTGGAACCTAAGCAGAACGCTGTAGAAGGCTCTACACCGAATAATAATCAAAACGAAGCTAATTATTCAAATAACAATAAAAACGGCTCATATCGAGCTAGTTCGAGCCAGAATAGTGATTCATTTGCAAACGAAGGTAAGCCGATTGATATTTCAGATGACGATTTGCCATTTTGAGCGAGAGGGTGAATAAAAATGACAGCAGAAACTGCAATAAAAAAGTTGAGAAATAGATCAATGAGCATCCGCCAAATGGCTAATGCGATTGCAGAAGTTACAAACTACCAAATTAGCGAAATCGAACAAATGGGGGACGAAGAAATTGAGGCAAAGTATACCGCGTTCGTCATTAACGAGGCGAACGAATACGCGAAGTAAATACAATGCGAAGAAAGTAGTTATTGACAATATAAAGTTCGATAGCAAAGCAGAAGCGGCATATTATCAGCAATTGAAACTATTAAAATTGACTGGTGAAGTAACCAGTTTCGATTTACAACCAGAATTCACATTACAAGACTCGTTTAGAAAAAACGGAAAACTGTATCGAGCGATTAAATATAAAGCTGATTTTCTCGTTCGATACAGCGATGGACATGAGGAATTAATCGACATCAAAGGCATGTTAACAAAAGAGTTTCGAATCAAGCAAAAACTTTTCGAAATGCGGTATATGCAATCAATTAAATGTTTGAAACTAAAAGGCAAACAATTCATGGAGGTGTGAGAGATGGCGGTAATGGAAGTAACAGAGAACAAGGCTAGGCAGCGGGAGATTATTAGTTATATTACAAATAATGATTTGCCTCATAACGAGCTAAAAGAGCTACAACGTGAGCTAAATCAATTGATGAACAGGAACACAGAGGAAAAGAAGAAAAACTTTTGGAATAAAACGATAAAAAGGTTTATTGGGAACAAACAATGGAACGACATTACAGTAGCTGAATTCGTTGAAATAAGACACGCAGGCGTACCGGGAGACGCGATTGCGGATTATTTTAAAATAGCTAGATCGACAATATTTAATTTCACACAAAGAAACAAAGAAGAATATCATCGCAGATTTAACACAGGGATTTATCACAAAAGTAAAGAATTCTGGAATGACTAAAAGGGGAATTTGTTTTAAATTGTTGGACGGGGGCGACTTTATGAAAAAAGAAGATGGCGTTTACACTCGCATAAACGGCGAAGAAAAGTTAATCACAAAACCACCAGAAAATGGCTTCGGAAAAACTACTATCACATGGAGCCATGGCAAACCTACCACTGCCGAAAGCGTACAAACAATAAAATTGAATAAATAAGTCTGGTCGAAAAAATCATAGGGCGTCATGAACAGTTTAAATCTGTTGTGACGTCCTTTTTTTATTAATCATTGGGGAGAGTGACAAGAATGCAAGAATTAATTAATGAGTACAGAGGAGCTTTACAAGAAACGAAAGATTTAAAAGCTAATCTGCAAACTAAAATCGACGCTAAAAAACGACCTCCATTGTTTGCAGGAAAAAAAAGAAATATTCAAGAGGTGCCAGAGAAAACAGTCATATCAAAACTAAACAGCATTATTGATAGTTTAGAATATTCGATTGACTGGATGGAACTAGGGCACGAACCAGAGCCGCGGAGAGCGATTCACAGACGTTCTAATTTACAAAGGGAGTTATGTGTTACTGATGTCGAAACTATGCGTCAGTGGTTCGTATATGAGCATGGGCTTGCGTATGATTTTGAAGACGATGAGCCGAAAATTTCAGAATGGGACAAAATTCGAATGGAAGACGCTATGAGTACGATGTCAACGCAAGAGAAAAAAGTATTTTTGTTAAAACATGAAAAAAATTTATCGTATTCACAAATTAGCGACGAGATGGAAATAAGCGTTCGTTCTGTACGATCTTATCTACATCGTGGGGAAGAAAAAATACAGAATCAAATTGACGGTAGCTTATTTTGCATGGCAATTTAGTAATTTTTGCCGCACACCTGCCACCTAATATATGAGAAGTGAAGATGATTACAAAAATAAATCATATATTGAGTCTGCGCTCCACTTCTCATTTATAAAAAATACTCGTGGCGGAACAGGTAGACGAAGCACAGGATAGAACTAATGTGGCTAAGAAACGTATGTCTTAGCTTAAAACTCCTGTAAAACAAATTAATTAGTTCATGCAAGGTGCAAATCCTTGCCGAGTATATTATAAAAAACGAAGAAGGAGTTAATTACATGAGAGACATTATAAAAGCGGGGATAACTGAGGTAAAAGGAAAAGAGCCGGAATTCAAAATAAATATTGCTGGTTCAGAACAAGAACAAAGTTTTGCATTAGCCCAGATTCATTACATGAAAATAGAGCGGTTAGCTATGCTAAATGGTAAGACTTTTGAACAAGCTAAGAGTGATTATTTAGAAGCTCTAAGCATCATTGTAGGAGCAATTAAAGATAATAATTAATTAGCAAAACAAACACAGAATGTGAGGTGGTGGAAGTGAGTGGCTAGAGCAAGAAATCCAAATAGAGACATAGCAAAGAAAATGTGGCTTGATTCAGATAAGACAATGCCACTTGTGGAAATTGCCAGTAAGTTAAATTGTAAACCATCACAGATTAGGAAATGGAAATCGGAAGATAACTGGAGTGATAACGCCAATAGTAACGTTACGAATCAAAAGGAGCGTTACTATTCAATGAAAGGGAACGGGAATGCTAAGAACAATAAAGGCGGCGCCGCTCCTAAAGGTAATCAAAACGCACGTACACATGGATTGTACTCTAAATATCTTCCGGATGACACAATAGAAATTATTAGTATGATGGATCAACAAGAACCAACTGATTTAATTTGGGGACAGATACAAATTCAATACGCCGCTATTATCCGAGCACAGAAAATTATGTGGGTAGAAAACACCGAGGATGAAACGAGAGTTCAAACACAAGTTGGATTCGGGGAAAGTGGTTCTGATAAATACGAGTATCAATTCGCTTGGGATAAACAGGCGAATTTTTTAAATGCACAAAGTCGTGCGATGTCTACACTAAGTGGGTTGATTAAGCAATTTATTGCGATTGCTGATGAGCAAGATGAACGCAAGGCTAAGCTTAATCAAATTATTGCATCAACAGATAATATACAGGCCCGCACAGCTCTTATTAAAGGCGTTGAAAAAGATACTACATTGCTTAATAAACTATTAGATGTTGCCAAAGGAGGAAACGGAGACCTTGAGTAAAATTGATGAGCTAGTATTTACGCCCAAACAACAGGAAACTATTACATTCCCTTTTCGGGGTGTGACGCTTGAAGTCAACGAAGGAACTCCGCGATCCGGTAAAACTACTGCCGATATCTTTAAAATGGCTTATATCTATTCTATTTCCGAAGATCAAAATCACTTAGTTGCTGCATTTAACCAAGAACAAGCCTTTCGCTTATTCATGGATGGCGATGGATTTGGATTGATGCACATATTCGGTAATCTTGCAGAAATGAAACACGACGAGCATGGGGATCATTTGCTTATACATTCTCCAAACGGTCCAAAGAAAATCTATTATAAAGGTGGCGGGAAAGTAAATAGCGTGGGTGCTATTACTGGTATGTCATTGGGTACTGTTACGTTTTTAGAAGTCAATTTGCTTCACAAAGATTTTATTGAAGAATGTTTTCGACGGACCTTTGCAGCGAAAAATAGATTTCATTTAGCTGAATTGAATCCACCTGCACCGAATCATCCAGTGTTAGAAATCTTTTCTAACTATGAAAAGTCAGGTCGCTACAAATGGCGGCATTGGACTGCGAAGGATAATCCAGCTCTTTCAGAAGAACGGAAACAAGAAATATATAACGAAGTCAAACACTCCTCTTACCTTTTGCAACGTGACTGGTATGGTAAACGAGTTTTGCCAAAAGGTATTATTTACGAAACATTTGATATGCAGAAAAACCAAATATCCAAATTAGAAGGACATCCAATTGAGATGGTCTTTTTTGGTGATGGAGGACAACAAGATGCCACTGTTTGTGAGTGCTATGTAATTACAGAGCATGAGGCAGACGGACATTATAAATACAAATTGAATCAAGTTGCATCCTATTATCATAGCGGTAGGGATACAGGAGAAGTAAAAGCTGGTTCAACTTATGCCATTGAGATAAAACAATTTATTCAATGGTGTATGAAAGAGTATGAAGTACCAGTAAATGAGCCTGTTTTTATTGACCCTGCCTGTCGTTGGCTACGTGAAGAACTGGAAAAGGTTGGTGTTGATACAGCAGGAGCAGACAACAATGCTCATGATGTGACAGGTAAAGCGCAAGGTATAGAGGTTGGAATTGAGCGGATGCAGTCGCTATTAAGCGAAAGGCGTTATTTGCTTGTTGAACAACCTAACGATCAATATGACCATTACAGTTGGCTACAAGAAATTGGTATGTATGTACGCGACGAAAACAGCGGGAAACCAGTTGACAAGAATAATCACGCGATGGATACAAGTAGATACGCTACAAACTACTTTTATAGGAATTATGAAGATATATAGAAAGGAGTGATTAAATGGGTGTTTGGAGTGTAATGACACGCTTTATTAAAGGTTGGCTAAATGGAAAACCTAATGGCAGCGAACCGGAGTTAATACCAAAATATCTGCCGCTTATTCCAGATAATCAAAAAGAATGGAGCAAAGACTCCTATTTAACTTCGTTGTGGGCTCAAGGATATGTGCCAACAGTACACGATAAGTTAATGAATTCCGGAACAGGAAATGAGATAGTTGTTGTTGCGGCTGAGTATATATCTGGAAAGCCTTTAAGTGTTGATGTAACAGGGGTTAATGGCAGTAAGGATGAAAACTTAACAAAAGAACTGAAAGAAGCATTACGGATTGATAATTTTGATAGTAAGAGCGTGAAAATTGTTGAATTAGCAGGAGGGAGCGGAGTATCCGCTGTAAAGATTAACATTTTAAAAGGGCGACCATCTATTAGCGTTCATAGCTCTAGCCAATTTTGGATAGATTTTAAAAACAATGAGCCATTTCGTTTTAATTTCTTTGAGGAAATACCCACAAGTAATAAAGCAGATATTTATTATTTAGTTGAAAGCAGAGAAATAAAACAATGGGATAAGGAAGGGAAAAAATTATCTGGAGGTTTTGTAACATATTCTGTTATTAAAATCGATGGCGATAAAACTACTCCTATTAGTGCGGAGAGACTACCAGAACAGATTGCAAGCTATCTGCACACAAATGATATTCAATTGAATCATTCTGTATCAATTGGTTTAAAGAGTATGGGCGCGTATTTAATAAATAATAGCCCAAGCAATACTAGATACCCACATCTTAATCTTGGGGAATCTGACTTATCGCAATGTACCAATTATTTATTTGCCGTAGATTACTTTTTCACTGTTTATATGCGCGAAGGAGAGAAAACAAAAACAAAAATAGCGGCTAGCGAACGAATGTTTAGGAAAAAAGTTAATAAGAGCACAGATAAAGAAGAATGGTCCATGAATGTAGATGAAGACTACTTTATGCAGTTCAAAGGAACGTTAGATGCTGGCTCGAAGTTAAATGACATGATTCAATTCATGCAAGGAGACTTCCGGGACAGTAGTTATCGCGAAACGATGGAATATTTTGCTCAGAAAGCTGTTTCGAAATCTGGTTATAATCCCGCTACTTTTAATCTAGGTAATAGAGAAGTTAAGGCGACCGAAATTTGGAGTTTACAAGACGCGACAGTGCGTAAAATTGAGAAGAAAAAACGCCTTATTCAAAATGTTTACGAACAGATGCTTTGGGACTTCCTATATTTGTTAACTGGCGGAACAAACAATAAAGAAAAAGCAATAATGCGTGATGAAATCAGGGTAATAATTGAGTTTCCAGATCCAATGTCTGTTAATCTGAATGAATTATCTAGCACATTAAATAATATGAACAGTGCATTAGCTATGAGTGTAGAAGAAAAGGTGAAACTAATTCACCCTAAGTGGGAAGATGAAGAAATTCAAGCGGAAGTAAAACGCATCTATTTAGAAAACGCAATCGGAGAGGTTCCTGACCCGGAAGCAATTGGGGGAATGGAAACGAAAGGCGGGTGATTAGATGAGCCATCACCATGCACCGGTTGATTTCGAAAAAGAAGCATCTATCTTACGAAACCACTTTAATAATGCCGAAATAGACTTACTTTTGCTGATAAAGAAGCATGTTATGTATGGCGCTAAGAATCCAACAAAATGGAAATTCATTCAGCAGTCGCGTTTGATAAGGTTTAAAAGAGAATTGAAAGCACATATAAGTCTTTTCAAAGACGAAACGAGAAATAAAATAGATAAACTAACGTATCGTGTTTATCTTGATTGCGTGAATGAATACGAGGACGAAATGGAAGCTAGATATCAAACTAAGAAAGTGGTTGATATACAAAATGACGACTATTTATCTGAAAGTGATGCACTTATCCAAATTTCGGAAGATATGGCTAATTATTGGCAAAAAATCGCGCCCTCCAAATACAAACAAGTGGTTAAGGAAACAAAAGATAGCAATGGAGTTTTAAAATATGCTATCGCAACATCACTTATTAATGTTTTAGGTGATGGCATAAGAAATGTTATAGATCAGTCTGGAAGAAAGTACCGACCAGGAGCTTACATGGAAATGGCTTCAAGAGGTGCTTTTTTTAATGTTGGTTTAAATGCCATGAAACGTGTTCTTGGAAGATATGAGCACGAATTAGTTCAAGTGTCAGCTCACGTAAGAAGTTGTCCGCGTTGTGCTCCTTGGCAAGGAGAAGTGCTATCAGTTAACTACGAAAGCAATGAATATAAAACATTACAAGAAGCGGAAAACGATGGCTTGTTTCATCCAAATTGCCACCATTTTTTATATTCGTATTTCGAAGGTGACGAAACAGACGAGCCTATACCATATGATGAAGAAGAATACGAAGCGCAAAGCAAGCAACGGTACTACGAGCGCGGCATTCGTGATTGGAAAACAAAAGATATACTTGCAGAAGGTCCCTCTAAACAATATACAGCTGGGAAAGTAAGACAATGGGAAGAAGCTTTGCAAGACCATTTGAATAACAATCGATTCTTAGAGAGAGAATTGGATAGAGAAATTATAAAAGCGTCTAAATGAACGCTTTTTTTGTTGGGCTTGATATAAAAATCTTGCCTACCTGCCGGCAACTAATAGACAGGGATGGCTCACTCAGAGCTTAAAAAGGAGGAAATATGAAGAATTATTTACAGCGCAAGTTTGACATCCAACATTTTGCTGAAGGGGGAGACGATAAGACTTTTACCCAAGCGGAACTGGATGAAATTGTAAAGAATCGCTTAGCGGCTGAAAAAAAGAAATTTAATGGAGAGATTGAAACCATCAAAAGCGCGCATGAGGAAGAAATCACGAAGTTAAACGACCAAATTAATCAGCTTAACGATCAAGTGGGCGAACATGATTCATCTGGAAAGGCATTGAAAAAACTTCAAAAAGAGAAAGACGAGGCACTATCAAAGCTGGATGAATATGTTCAGAAAGAACAAACGGCAGAGTGGCACAGTAAGTTAAAAGAAAGCGGCGTAAAAGAAGAACGTTACGAAGCGTTTACGAAACTTTTTGGGGATGAAGAGCGAAATGACGACAACTTATCGAAATTCGCAGAGCAATATCCGGAATGGATTGCAAAATCTGATGAAGGTAACACGCCTCCACCGATTGGGGCAGGACTGGGCAATGCAAGTGAGCCAAGTGCCACAGACCCATTCATTCAAGCATTAAATTCATAATTAGAAAAGGAGAGATAGCAAAATGGCTATTAACTATGTAGACAAGTACGGTAAGGAGCTCGACCAGAAGTTAGTCTTTGGCACTTACACAAATGAATTAGAAACACCTAACCTTTTATGGTTAGATGCAAAAACGTTTAAGATTCAAACTATCACAACAACAGGACTTAAAGCACATACAAGAAATAAAGGATATAACGAAGGTTCTGCTTCAAACACAAATAAATCTTATACGATTGATTTTGATCGTGATGTAGAATTCTTTGTAGATGTTATGGATGTGGACGAAACAGGTCAAGCGCTTTCTGCTGCGAATGTTACTAAAGAGTTTAATTCTCGGCATGCTGGACCAGAAATGGACGCTTATAGATTTTCTAAGTTAGCAACAGCAGCGAAATCAAATGGTAATTCGGTTGCGGAAGAAATCACTAAAGATAATGTGTTCACAAAATTAAAAGCGGCAATTCGAAAAGTGAAGAAATACGGAACTCAGAATCTTGTTATGTATGTTTCGCCAGATGTGATGGCAGCACTAGAACTTAGTGATGATTTTGTTCGAGCTATTAATGTACAAAACATTGGTCCTTCATCCATCGAAACGCGTATTACGGCTATTGATGGTACACGTATTGTTGAGGTAGAAGCGGAAGATCGTTTCTATGATACTTTTGATTTTACAGATGGTTACAAACCAGCTGCAGGTGCTAAGAAACTTAATTTCTTACTTGTAAATAAAGGCTCTGTTGTCGGCGGCACAAAACATGCTTCTATCTATTTGCATGCACCTGGCTCTGTAGGGCAAGGTGATGGCTGGTTGTATCAATATCGTGTATACCACGACATTTTTGTATTGGACCAACAAAAAGATGGCGTAATCGCTTCTACGGAAGTCTAAGGAGGTTGGGGAAATGCAATTAAAAAAAGAAAATGTTGTTTACAATACAGACAATGTTGTATTAATCAATCAATTGAAAATTGATGGTTTTGAAGAGTTCGAGTATAAAGAACCAGAAAAAGAACCAGAAAAATCACTATCCAAAAGTAAAAAGGAGCCCAAAAACAAAGAGGGTGAGTAAATGAAAGCGTATATTACGCCAAGTGAGTTAGCTAGTCTAACAAATTTAAGTATCGAACTAACAGAAGCAGATAATTTAATAAAAGCCGCTTCTGTAGCAATTGACAAGCAAATTATGCCTAATATCGTAGACCTTGACAATGTAGATGATGATATTAAGCAAGCTGTTGCATGGCAGTGTGAACACATCAAGAAATATGGTGAGTTTATTGGCATTGGTAACTTTACACTAGGTAAATTAACTATGGGTGGTCAATCACAAAACTCCAACAACTTTATACCTGATGTTCCGGACAAAGTGATGGATTTGCTTTTATCTAGTGGCTGGCTTTATGCGGGAGTAGGTGGCTGTTAATGAGCTTTCAATTACCACCTATTCCAGAAGCTATCCTAAACACAGAAGTCACTATAACTAGTAATAGTGGGCGCGATGACTTTGGAAATCTTTTGCCAGACGCAATTAATAAATCAATGTTTCGGTATGAGTTTGAAAAGCTCATAAATAAAACAGAAGAAGGACTAAACATAAGATATATTGTTAACTTATTTTGTAACAAATTAAATTTTGTTGTGAATGAAGGAGACAATGTATCTTTTGTAATTCCTGGCTATTGTTTAATCAAAGGTGAGGTCCAGAGCGTATCTTTCCCGCCGAATCCCGACGGTAGTATACATCATTTTGAAATTGTCGTAGGAGAGGTGACAGAGCATGAGCTATAGTAGCTTTAAAGATAAAGTTATAGATGATATTCATAATAAGGCTTTATCCACGGCTGCAAAAGCTGGTAAAGAATTGGTTGAATTAGCACAGCCTGTTACTCCGATTTTGTATGGAGACTTACGACGAAGTTCGGATTTTAAAGTTATCATCCAAAAAAAATCAACTGTAGCTAGAGTGTTTAGTTTAACCCCTTATGCCCGCAGACAATATTATGAAAATCGTCGGAATCCACGTTGGTACGAAATGGCTGTAAGTTATGGAATTCAGAGTATTAACCAAATTGTAGAGGGCGGGATGCGTTTATGATTGAAGATTTGGTAGCACATTTCAAAAAAACATTCCCAGCTATAAAAACACTTGGATTCATTAAACAAACGGGGCTTGATTCAATGGTAGTAATTAATGAAGCACCGACATTTCAAAACAAGCAAGTACAAACGCAAAGTCGTGTTCGTGAGAGCATCGGCTTTTTAATTTATGACAAAAACACAATTCAATGCAAACGAACATACGATTTATTACGTAACTACTTTCTTTTAACAAACCCTTCTGAGCTGAATATCCAAAATCAGAAGGTAGTAGCAACAGATGTAGCAAGCGGCGGACAAGTCGATTATGACGATGATGGTCGTTTGATTTATCAACTAACAATATTATTTGAAAAGGAGATGTAAGTTAATGGCAACTTATGCAGTTAAACAATTAGAAATTTCGGTTAAAGATTCAGGGGAAAGCGGAGATGGTGTTTCGATTAAAGACTTAGAAACTTTAGACATTTCACTGAACTCAAATGTGGAACAATATACAACAATTGGTGAGGTATTTGAACGTGCAGTAAAAACAGGTGCTGCTATGGAGTTAGGTTTGGACGGGAAATACAATGAATCAGATCCAGGACAAAATGAATTACGTGAAACGTGGGATAAAGTTGGAGCTGAAGCTGAAAAAACAATTGTGGTTAAATTCCCAGCAGGCTCTAAGTATGAAATCACTGGACCAATCGGGATTAATGATTTCGGTGGTGGTGGTGCGAACGATATTGGTTCATTTTCTGCCACACAGAATTCAAATGGTACGCCGGTTTTTACGCCGGCGCCTACCATTGAGCCAACAAGCGTAACGGTAGATAGCGCCTCTAAAACTGTAAAAGTTGGAGAAACTATTAAAATTACAGCAGGAGTACTGCCATCAGGAGCTCCACAAGATGTAACATTCACTTCATCTGATGAAGCAAAAGCAACAGTAGCTAACGATGGAACTTTAACAGGAGTTGCAAAAACAACGAGCGCTATCACAGTTAAAGTTAAGACAGTTAGCAAACCTTCTATTTTCAAAGATGTTTCAGTAACAGTAACAGATGCTTAAAAATATTAAGCCCTCACCTTGAGGGCTTTTACTAATTTGGAGGACAAAAATGAAATCATTTAATTTTAATGAGAATGAAGTAAAACTTCCTTTGGAAATTAACAAAAAATTGTACTATGCGGACATTTCGGCACAAGCACACATTAAGTACAGTGCGCTTTTGGATGAAGCGCCCAAAATTTTAGGACAAGTTCTCGCGCCTAAACTAAAAGCTGATGAAAGTGATGACGAACATACAATACCAAATAATGAAAACATGCATGAATTGTTAATGACTATCACAGATGGGATCGTAGCGACAAATGATGATATTTTCGCTATTTTTTTCAGCAAAGAAGACAGAGAAGAAATCAATTCCAAAACACTGCCAACTAAAGTCTATGAGGGGCTTATTGAATACATTATAGCTAAATTATTTGAAAGCGATATGAGCGAGGAAAGTGACGAGGGGAAGCCACAGGAAAACAGTATTACGGAATAGTTGAAGACTTTGATTTAATCGAGTCTTCTTTTTTGTCGTATTACGGTATCAGATTGCGCAAAGAATTGTCAAATATGACTTTTTCAGAATTCCGGACATATCTAATGAATTTAGGTGGGGAAACACCATTTATGACAACTCTTGAAATTCGAATGACTGAACGAAGCAAAGTGCCAAAACATTTGCTGAAAGAAAAAATAAAGCAAAATCGAATCATGTTAAAAAGAGGGTATTTTGAGGACGCTGCTTCTAATGAGGAAGGATTAGAAAAAGCTTTGAGAGCTAATAGCAAGCTGAAAGAGGGGTGAAAACATGAGTAAAGCGGGAGAAATTTATTACGATATAAAAATACGCGAAAATGGCTATAAAAGCCAGATGAACAAAATCGATAAGGATATGGATAATTTTGCGAAGAAAGGGCAAAAAGCATCTGACAATATCGACAAAATTAATAAGAAAAACATTAATGTTAAAGGTCTTGATTCATCTATCGTCAAAGTTGAACAATTCGGAAATATGCTTGAAAAGTCTGGCCAAAAGTTAACAAAAGCTGGAACCGCGATGACCGTTGGATTTACGGCGCCAATTGTAGCCGGAATGGTGAAATCAACTAAAGCGTATCTTGATTTTGATAATGAAGTGACAGAAGTTAACTCTTTATTGCGTGAATCTGGTGAATCAGCGAAAGAGTTTGGCGATCGTTATACGCAAGTCTTTGACTATGCGCAAAAAGCGAGTGTTAAATACGGTGTATCTTCAGAGCAAACCATGCTTGGTATGAAAGAAATGGTGAAAAAAGGCTATGACATCAACCAAACAATGGCATCCATGCCTGCGATTTTTAACGCCGCTCGCGCATCTGGTGATGAGTTTGAAACAGTTATGTCTGTTACAACATCAACATTAGAACAGTTCGGAATGATTTCTAAAGATACAAATAAACAAATGGAATATACAAACAAAGTCGCAGATGTATTAACTTATGTAGCGGATAAAACGGCTGCAGGCTTCTCTGACATGGGAACAGCAATGAATTACGTTGGCCCGATTTCACACTCTCTCGGATACTCGCTGACTGACACAGCCGCAGCTGTTGGCTTGCTTTCGAATCGAGGTATCGAGGGGCAAAAAGCAGGTACTGGTTTACGAGGAATGCTTACAAGTTTACTTAAACCTTCAAAATCAGCTGCAGAAGCAATGGCATCAGTTGGATTAACAATTGAAGATAATAATGGCAATATGAAAACTTTGCCAACTTTGTTGGATGATATTAATGATAAAACAAAGAAAATGACAAAAACACAGAAAAACTCTTTCTTGACGATGATTTTCGGACGCGAACCTCTATCGGCTGTCAATACGCTTTTGGAAGCGGGAGGCGATTCTCTACGTAAATATTCCAAGGGTGCTGATGAAGCAAACGGATATACTAAACAAGTTGCTGATAATATGCGAAAAGCTGGTAAGTTTGGTGTGGACCAATTTAAAGCTTCACTCGAAGTATTAGAACAGAACGTAGGTCAAAAATTAATGCCTGCCCTCACTCCAATCATCGAGTGGGCTAACAAAATGATTGATAAATTTAATGACCTTTCTGGAGAACAACAACAAAACATTATAAAATGGGCTGGAATTCTTGCAGCAACTGGTCCTGTATTAACGGTTGGCGGAAAACTAGTATCAATGACTAGCGGACTAATAAAAGGGTTCGCGGGGCTAGGTAAGATATTGGGATTGGGAAGTAAATTAACTTCTTTGGCAGCTGGGTTTGGGGCTACTACAACAGCGGTAGAAGGAACTAGTTTGGCAGCGGCAGGATTAGCGGGATCGTTTGGAGCGTTGCCAGCTGTCATTGGTTTAGCAGGCGCGGCTTTGATTGGTGTAGGAATTTATGCACTGGATAAACATATAAGCAAAATCGAAGAAAGCAAAGAGCGTATAAAAACATGGGGTTATGATATTGGTGCCGAGGCAGATAAGTCGATGGGTAAATTCAATGAATTTGCATCAGAGGGTAAGCTTGCACTAGATACCTTTGCAACAGGTGCGACAGATGACAGCAAGCGTGTAGTAACTGCATTTAAAAACATGGCAGATGAGATAAAGAAAAACACAGACGATGCGTTAAATGGTTTTAAAGCGTCATATGAAAAATTTTCTCCTGCAGTTCAAGCTATCTTAGACAATTCAATGAAAGACTCTGAGAAAAGAGCTAATGAACGTAAAGCGAATGTTAATGCTCAATATAAAGAAATTGAAGATATCTATAAAGCGGCTGCCGAGAAACACAGAAACTTAACTTCTGAGGAATCTAAAACAGTTAATAATATTTATAAAGCAATGCAAATTGAGCAAGTAGAGAGCTTGGGATTAAATGAAAGCAAGAAAAAGCAAATTATTAAAGCGATGAATGGTGAAGTTGAGTCTCTTAATCAGGATGCGCTTGTTGAACAATCGGACTACTTAAACAAAATAACTAAAAAAACAATCGACTCAACAAGTAAACAAAAGAAAGAGCTCAAAAAAGCATACGATGATGGACTGATTGATAAAAAATCCTATAACGATTCTATAAATCAAATGGATAGGGAACGCGATAGTACAGTGCGTTCAAGTGTTACTGCGTGGATTAAAACACAAGAACAACTATATGATAAGTTAGGTGTAAGTAGCGATGTAGCTCAAAAGAATATAAAACACGCGTTAGATGAAATGGGTTTAAGTTATGACGAATTCACTCGTAATGTACAAGAAGCTGCAGGCGGGGTTAGTGATGCTAGTAAGTTAATTGGTGATGGAGCAAGCAAAGCAGATTTAGCATGGAGCGACTTAGTTTTAGATCCTAAAACTGGGGAAGTAAAAACAAATTTAAATCAAGTTGTGCTGGATGCCGCCAAGTCTAATGAAGGTTGGAATAATCTGAAATTCATCATGAAAGAAGCAAAATTAACCACAGATGCAAAGAAAACTATTGCAACTGCAACTATTGAAAGTGGTCGTTGGGATAAGATGACTTTCAACGAAAAGAAATTAATTGTCAGTTACGAGGACTCTATACATGTAGCTAACGCGCTGTCAGATTTAGGTATTTGGGATAAATTGAAGCCTGAACAAAAAAGTATGATTGCGAATGCAGATACTAGCCTTGCGCTACAAAAAGCACTACAAGACATGGGTGTCTGGGACAAATTACCTCCGTCCATGAAAACTTTAGTAGTTGATAATTCTGATGTGTTAAAAAAGCTTAATTCATCTAAAGGAATGATTGTGGAATACAACGGCACAAAAGTAGATTTAAAATCATTGCTAGCAACGAATACAGATGTTAAAACAAAAATCGAGCAAGGTAAAAATGTAATTGTTGAGTATAACGGTCAAAAAATAAACCTTAAAAATCTTTATGCGAACAATAGGGATTTATTGAGTAAGGTTCAAGAAGGCAAAAATAATATTTATTCTTACAATGGTACAAAAGTAAGCAAAAAAACATTTACTGCGCTTACTAATGCTGATACTGTTAGAGATTTACTTAATAACATGATTGCGGATTGGGGGAAAATACCTCAAAGACAACAAAAAGTTTTAGAAATTGCGTATAAAACGAACGGTAAAAGTCCTAGTGGGATTCAAGAGGTAGGTTATGCAAAAGGTACAAATAACCATAGTGGCGGACCAGCTCTGGTAAATGATGCAAGGGGAAGTAACTACGAAGAAATGATTACTACACCTGACGGAAAAAGCTTTGTTCCAAAAGGGCGTAATGTTCTTCTTGATCTACCACGAGGCACTGAGGTATTGCGAGGGGATAAAACAGCTAAAGCTTTGAGAAACGTACCACATTATGCAAAAGGCACATCTAAACAAACTGCGTATGCCAAAAATGTAAATAATAAGATTGCTAATGTACAGACGGATTATAAAACGGGGGCAATTAACGCACAAGGATATATTAATAAGCTTAAGCAAATTAATAAGCAATATACCTTGAATGAGGCACAGACACGTAAAATAAGGACTAATATAGCTGCTGCAAATAAAGAAATTAGTACGCAAAAAACTAAGCTTAATCAAGCAGTTAAGTCATCTACACAAAAGTACTATGATAACGTGAAAAAAGCTAACGATGAAGCAAAAGCAAGCATAAGCGAAGCTAAGAAGACATATAACGATGCTTTAAAAGCTAATCAAGAAAGCGCTTATAGCCAAATAAGTTTATTTGATAGGGCCAAAACAGATAAATACGCTGGTAGTGATTTATTAGCAAATTTGAGGACCCAGACACAGCAACAAGATGAATTTATCGCTTTAATAAATAAACTAAAAAAACGTAAAGTTAATGATGGCTTGGTTAATGAACTTAGAGAACAAGGTTTAAGTGCTACTGGACAAATTAGCGCAATCGCAAATATGTCTGATAAAGAACTCCAAGCATATCAAGCTGAATGGTCTAAAAAACATAAAAACGCAAATGCTATTGGATTAGATGGATCTAAATCTGAAAAGGTTACTATGGATAAAGCTATTTTAGCAGCTAATAAAAAAGCGACTACAAACATTGCAAGTGCAAAAAATACATGGTTAAAAGAGTTAGGAGACGCAAAACAATTTAAAACTGCTGGTTCAATTCTTGGTACTCAAACTGTTGCAGGGATTATAACTGGTTTTAAAAACATGAATGGTCCTTTACAAAAAGAATCATCAAATATAGCTAAAACAATCGAGAACACAATAAAAAAAGAACTAGATATTCATTCACCTTCAAGAAAAATGGAAAACGAAGTAGGTTTTCAAGTTATTGCGGGAGTCGGCGTCGGCATGCGGAAGAATGCTAATATCATTAGCATAGAAGCAGCTAGAATGAGTAAAAATCTTACTAATTCGATTCCGCGCATCGATGTTCCAGTGACACCAAACACTCAAGCAATAAATGCATATCAGTCAGATAGTAATAAGTTAGTGAGCAATCAAAAAAACATTGTTGCAAATACACAACCTATTCAAGTGAATTTAGTATTACCGGATGATAGCAGTACGCCAGTCGCATCGTGGTTAATAAATGATATTGATATGCTATTAAACGCTAAAACAATTATATCGAGAGCGAAGGCAGGAGGTTAATAGATGTATGGACTAATATTTGAGCGACAAGATGGAACAAAGTACATCACTAGAGAAAATAAAGTCGATGTGAAAGAATTTAATGTTCCTGGTCCCAACTTCACAACGGAAAGAGTATCCATGGAAACATTTGACGGCGAGATAGACATGGGTAGTGTTTTAGCAAAGCGGGATATAACTTTTCAACTAATCTTAGTATGTAGTAATTACGCTGAATACATCTTAAAAAGAAACGAATTCATTAAATTTATAAGTGGGAAAGAAGAAATTTATGTCATCGATGAAAGGCATGAAACGGTTCGTTGGCCAGTAAAAGTAGAGTCTTTAAATATTCAGCAAAAGGGAGGAGCACCAATCTGTGATATCGCGGGGACTTTTGTTTGCGCGCAAGGTCTTTCTGAAAGTGTAGGTTCTACTTTAGATGGGTTTAAATTTAGCAATAGAAAATGGAGCCTAGGACAAAATATCCCATCGTCCGAAACAGCAGAATATGTTTTTGATACAAGCAAATTTAAGGTATATAACGCTTCAGATATAGCAATTAATCCAGAAAGATACCCTTTTATAATTCGCTATAAAGGGGCATCAGAGGGGCTAAGGATAAATAATAAAACTACTGGTCAAGTATGGTCTTACAAAGGAATAACAACGCGTACGGATGAATTGGAAATTAATCAAGTTTACTCTTTGCTTAATGGAGCCGGTATATATGGCGACACTGAAAAATCAACAATTGGTTTAGCTCCCGGATGGAATGAGATTGAAATCATGGGGAGTACGGGTCCTTTAGAAATATCGTTCGATTTTCGTTTTTATTATTACATGTAAAGAGGTGGAGAAATGTTAGAAGTTACAGATTTATATGGTAATAGTGAACCTCTTACTAATCATAGTATTTTAGAAAATAATTTCGAAATAAATACAGTACCTGATTTAAATTTTACAGTGTATAGAAAGTATAACGAAAGAGCATTCGATATGATCACAGAAAAATGTGTGATTACTGAAGTGGAAAGCAAAGAAATGTATAGAATTGAGATGTTTTCATGCATTGGTTCAGGAGACACGATTGGCTATAATGTACAATGTCTTCACATTGTAAAGGATCTAAATAATAAGTTACTCACTTCTGAACTTAAGGGAAGCCAAACAATAAAGTCGTGTATGGACTTTATTGTTAGTGGGACAAAATTCACCTATGAAATTTTGGACTCTTTTTCTTCTTTTGATTTTGAAAGCCTTGGAAATGATTTTGCTTTGAATGTTCTTTTAAATAATATTTTAGTGAATTTTAAAGCAGAATTCGAAGTGACAAATTATCATATTGTTATTCGGAAAAAAATAGGCATTGAGAATGCATTTATATTTGTAGATGGGTTTAATATAAATAAACTTTCATTTACAAATGACAGTACAAACCTAGCAACTAGAATATCTGGAGATGGTAAATCGGGAGATAATGGTAATCCTATTGTTACAACTACGTATACGAGTCCGAACGCTGATATTTATGGCATTATTGACGCTGCTAAGTATAGTGATGATTCTACTACTACAGCAAATTTAAAAGCAAGATTAAAAGAAACATTGCAAGATGTTCCGGATATTTCTATTACTCTTGACTATGTGCAATTTACTAAAGGGAATATTCATAAGAAAAAAGTGGAGCGTGTCGGGCTAGGAAATGCAGGATATGTTCGCGGAAAAAATATTGATGTCTATAGTAGAATTCAAAAGATAACGCTTTATCCTCAATCAACTAAAACACCAGTTGTATCAATAAATAGTGTGAAAGGGACATTATCGAAAACATTGGCACATTTAAAAGAAGTAAAGAAGGGGGTTAAAAAATGAGAGATTTAAATAGATTAGACGATTTATTGCAAGGATATGAATTTATGAAAAAGATAAATGATAACTGGGAAATAATCGAGAATGGATTAAATTTATCTGATTATGAAATAGAACATCTGCGAAAAAGAATTACAAATTTGGTTATTGCATCCGGTGGTAATTCTAGCAATGAAGTTGTTGATTTAAGGGTTTCTAAGTTACAGAATAAAATATTTGAATTAGCGAAAGATAGATTAGATAGTGACTTAGATTCTCTTGCAGATAGTTTAAAGAACATGATGACGAGAATAACGAGTATTGAACTAACAAATGAGCAAGTATTATATATGCTAAATCGTCTGTATGGTCTGGATGCTGGTTCAATTGAGGTCTATGTGGATTCCGTTTCAGGGGATGATACTGCAGGGACTGGAGAAAAAAATAAGCCATTTAAAACAATTAACAAAGCTACCATGAATTTCCCACGTGTATTTAATAGTAATACATTACGCTTGTGGATTAATCCTGGACGCTATGATGAAGATGTGATTATACCGCCATTATCAGGTGTAACATTATATATTCTATCTTCTAATTATGAAACAGTTGATCCTGCGGCTGGTCCTACTACTTGTCAAATCAGAAGTATTTCAGTATCTGATACATCTGGATATATTTATATTGCTGGAATAGAACAAACAAATACTGCAGGAACAACGAAAAACTATTTTATCAAGGCTATACGCTGCGGATTTGTAAGGATTACAAAATGCAGAATGGCTTTCAATACTAAAGCGATAGACCCGTTTACAGCCGTATTCATAGATGCTTGTTCTGCTGACGTTAACGGTTGTTACTTCGCTTCGCAAAACGTCGATGTTCGCGGTTATAACACTGCAAGAGTTGAAGTGCAAAACACCACACATGGAGCAAAAAGCGCAATCGGTTTGTATCCTCAAAGTGCCGATATTTTCAATCTCAATAGCGGTACCTGGGAAGCTGACACGCCTACGAAACTGAGCGGCGGGGGAGTGGTTAGAACATGACTGAAAACGTTATTCATAAAAACGGTGTATATGATTTTAACGTCACAACGCAAGAAGATAAACCACTTCAAAAATCTGTTTTTTATACGCAAGATTCTGGCGGAACAGCTAGACTTATTTTTAATATAGATAAAGATAATCAAGATTTAGTATTATCGTCTGCTGCTGAATTAGAGCTTGCTATGATTTTAGCGAAAGGAACAGAGTCAGAGAGTAAGTATCTTGTGAAACCAACAATCACCGATGGAGTGCGAGGAATTGCAGAATACGTACTTACAGACTCCCAAATATCTCACGCAGGCACTGCTATTGCTGAATTATATATAAAATACAAAAACAGTCAAGCTATGCGGGTGTATAAATTCAGTTTCGAGATAAAAAAAGCATTAATCGATAGCGACTTTTTCCCAGTAAAAGAATACTATGTGGAGCGCTGGGATGATTACGAAAAAATATTCGATGAATCGTTCGAGAGATTAAACACTAAATTAGATGACGTTGATAAAAAAGCGGATGATTTAAAAACACAATTTGATGCTATGCAGCCCGCACAATTCGCACAAAAAACAGACTTAAATGCACATGTAAATAATGCGGATATTCATGTCACCGCAGCAGATAAAACGAACTGGAATTCAAAAGAAACAGCATCTAGCGCACAGGCTAAAGCAGATAAAGCACTTGCTGATGCAAAAGCTTTTTTTGAACTATCTAGCTCTGTACAAAGTGTTACTTTGACACCGAAGAACGGATTTGTTGCAAGTCAAACTTTAATAGCTCGATACATTAAGTTTGGCAATCGGTTTCTAGTAATTGTTAGCGGAATTGTAGGCAAAGGGACTGGAAGTGGAACTGGCATATGCGCAACGTTACCAACTTTTTTGGCTCCTGATGCGAGCTGGAATAAACTTTATTCTGCTGCACAGCAGAGTACAGCAGCAAGTAATCAAGCGAATATCTATCTAAGTGTGAGCGCTGATATAAATATTGTTGGTGTTGGCTCGGTAGACGTGAACACCGGACTTGACGGCATAATTTATTTAACCAAAGAGGTGACAACATGAGTGAGTTAATAAAAGTTTTTAAATATGATGACAACGGCGTATTTGAGCGTGACGACTTAATTATTTTAAAAAAAGGGGAGAAGGTCCCGGACGGATACACACTAATTGAACCGCCAATCCCTTCAATAAATCCTGTTTTTAATTTGAAGACTCAAAAATGGAGTTCTGGTGAAGAAGCAAGCATTCCGGAACCGCCAGAATTGACCGAACTTGAAAAATTAACACAAGATTATGCAGACTTAATGCTGTATGTAGCAGAAGTCGAACAGAAGACGGAACAAACGCAACAAGATAATGCAAACTTACTATTATCTTTGGCGGAGGCAGGTGTTTTGTAAATGATTAATTGGTATGAAAAAGTGAAAGATTATTTTTTAGGTGGCTACTATACTGAAGCAGATGTTAATAAATTCGTTACTTTAAAAAAGATAACGAGATCACAAGCAGATGTAATAATCGCTATGAAAGAAGCAAAAGCCGAATAGGCTTATTTTTTATGTTGAAAATAGGGGATGATTGAGATGTATGAAGGCTTAACGAAAGTATTTGATTATGCTTTAGCAAAAGAAATGTTTTTCGCGGCGCTATTTGTCGCACTGTTTATTATTTTGTTGATTATTACTAAAAGAATCTGGGATGACTCAAAAATAGTAAGAGTAGAAATGAAAGAAGAGCGGGACAAAATGGAAACAGAGCGCGAAAAGCGAGATAAAGAGTCGAAAGAAGAACGAGATAAGTTTATTAGTACGATGAACGAACAGCAACGATTGATGGACAAGCAAAATGACATGATGGGTCAACAACAACAGTCAATTGACAGTCTGTCAAAATCCGTTGGTAAGTTAGCGCATAAGGTAGATTTACTAGAACACAAAATTACAAAGTGAAGGATGATGAAAATGGAGTTTGGAAAAGAGTTACTAGTTTATATGACATTTTTAGTAGTTGTAACGCCTGTTTTTGTGCAAGCAATTAAAAAAACAGAGCTAATTCCTTCGAAATGGCTTCCAACAGTAAGTATTTTTGTTGGGGCCATTTTAGGGGCCTTAGCGACATTTTTAGATGGTTCTGGATCGCTTGCAACAATGATTTGGGCAGGTGCACTAGCTGGAGCGGGCGGAACTGGTTTATTTGAACAATTTACTAATCGAGCTAAAAAATATGGAGAGGATGAAGACAAATGAAATTCAGTAAAGGGCAAAAAGTAAAAGTAGTTGATACAGATAGCGTAAAGAATGATAAACAGCTAGATGAAACAGCAAAAAACATCATTGCTAAGAGTGAGCATAAAGGAATAATTACCAAAACTGTTCATGAAGAAGGAGATAAAGATTTATTCTTTGTCTCTTTTTATATTAATGATGAACGCGTAACGCAAGGGTTCCGAGAAAATGAAATCGAAGGGGTGGAGTAAAATGGCAACAGTAAATGGTGTATCCTTCAGACAAAATTTAGTCTCAAGTTCAAAATATGGCATCAAAGCGCCGAACCGTATGGATGCAAAAAAAATTACTGTACACAATACGTACAATGATGCTACAGCACAAAATGAGACAGATTACTGTAAAAACAACAATAACGAAGTTAGCTTTCATGTTGCAGTAGATGATAAAGAAGCCATTCAAGTTGTGCCATTCGACCGTAACGCCTGGCACTGTGGTGATGGTGGAAATGGATATGGAAACAGGAATACCATCGGTGTAGAGATTTGTTACAGCAAATCTGGAGGTTCCAAATATACAAAATCAGAGCAAAATGCAATCAAGTATATTGCAGGGCTATGCGTACAGCAAGGAATTGTGGCTTCGAAAGATACAGTTAAAAAGCATCAAGATTGGAGCGGAAAATATTGTCCACATCGTGTTTTAGCTGAAAAACGTTGGCCGTCGCTACAACAAGCAATTATCGATGAGTATAAGCGTATTACATCTAAAAATCCAAACAGACATGATGGGAAAATCGTTGACAGCGCGCCACTATTGCCAAAAATGGACTTTAAATCAAATCCAGCGCGCATGTATAAATCAGGAACTGAGTTCTTAGTATATGAACATAATCAATACTGGTACAAGACGTACATCAACGACAAATTATACTACATGTATAAGAGCTTTTGCGATGTCGTAGCTAAAAAAGATGCGAAAGGCCGCATAAAAGTTCGAATTAAAAGCGCGAAAGACCTTCGTATTCCAGTGTGGAATAACACAAAATTGAATTCTGGGAAAATTAAATGGTATGCACCTAATACGAAATTAGCATGGTACAACAACGGGAAAGGATACCTAGAGCTTTGGTATCCGTCAGACGGCTGGTATTACACAGCAAACTATTTCTTGAAATAAAACTATTGCCCTCGCATTTTGCGGGGGTTTTTGTTTTATAAACAGGATACTTTTGTGATACTTATAAAAATGTGAATTAGATTACAATGGAAGTAGTGATTTTAAGATAAAAACTAAAATATTTTTAACTGTTAATGAAACCCTCTGTTTCAAGGGGTGCAAAGAAGGGCGCAGAGGTATTAAATTTGGCTTTTTATTTATTTTTTGAGTTACAGGTTGTATCTTTTTATAAATCTTCCAAATGGGAAATACAAGGACATTGTACTGTTTGACCAAAATTGACGTTGAATTTTGATTTTGGAAAAAGGTTTACAAGTACGCTTAAAGTGTATTAGAATGATATAAGATGTAGTGACTACAAGTCACTTCAATTGGATGTTAATCCAAAAAGGAGGGTTTAAAATGAAGGACGTTACTTTATTTGCCCGTTATTTAATCCATAGCTATGAGAGCTATTCGAGATCTTTATTTGAGAACAGTGAAATGAAGTTACAAAAGCTAATATATTTGGCTCAGCGCCAAAGTATAGCTTTAACTGGCGAAATTCTATTTCAAAATGACATTCAAGGGTGGAAGCATGGTCCTGTTGTACCAGAATTAAGATATTTCTTAGAAAATGGGTATACCCCTTATGAAGGCGAACCATTATCTGAAACAGAAAAGTATATTATAGACAATGTAGTAAACACATACGGAAAGTTTGAAGCATGGTCTTTAAGAGAGATGACACACAATGAATTGTCATGGAAAAATAGCAGAATAGGATTAAATGATGAAGATAGCGGTTGTGAAGTTTTAAAGCTAGAGGATATTGAAAAAGATGCTGAGAAAGTTAGAATTTTTGACCATCAATACGGCATGTATCTTGATGAATTTGAAGATTTTAACGAAGAGGTGCTTCGATGACAGATTCTTCAGATTTAATAGGTACTATTAGAACCTCGAAATTTCCATATTATGATGTTAGAGAAAAGAAAATGAAGTATAAGTCTAGACCGATTTTAGTAATCAATGCAGAAAAAGATTTAATTCCATGCGATTTGACGGTTTTACCAATATCGAGAGTAACTGAAGAGCGTCATATTCATGAGGAATATGATTTAAAAGTTCTCAAGTCTGACTATCCTCTTCTGAATTTGAAAGAAAATAAGTCATATATACGAACGCACAAAGTCAATACTGTTAATAGTAATGATGTTGCAAATAAAGAAATGTCATCTTTAAAAAATACGTACCCTGATTTATACAGTGTTAGTATTGCTAAAGTTAAGCAATTCATTGACGAAATTAACTAACCCACCACTCGGTGGGCTTTTTTTATGCAAAAAAATACCCTGAACAAAGAGTTCAAGGTTGCTGTTATTTTCATTTATTTTTAAAGGGATGTCAAACAGCTAAATGAGTTGAATGAAATAATGAACGAAAATCGTTCATGTGAATATTATTACATAGATTTTTATGTAATACAACACTTTTTAACACTTGATTTTAAGAACGTTTGTTCGTATAATACTAGCAAGAGGTGACGAAAATGTATAATTTAATTGATGACATTTTAGAGCATTCTATTGTTTTAGCAGATGCACTTAAGCGTAATTGGTCAATAGAAGTACTGTTTTTAAAGAATAATCATCATGTGCGGTACAAGTATGTAGTTCCTGTCTTTTTGGACCACGAAAGAAATATAGTTCAATTACAACGCTTTGACGAACGAATAATTGACATTAATATAGAAGATATTGTTTTTTGTGAGGTTATGACATGAGAGTATATAGCTTTAATGACTTTAAATATATTTGCTATATTGAGGGGAAAGATAAAGCATTAAAAAAACTATTTGCTGGTTTGCGGACAGAGAAAGAAATTGCTATACTATATAAAAAAATAGAAGAGAATACAATTAATATAGAAAGTATTTATAAAGATTATTTGCGGGGCATAAATGGGGCAGACCAAAACAACATATAAATACTTGTAGCTTCTTGTAACAGCTTTCTAAAAGATATAAACCGCATAACCTAGCCGTTTTCATCTCATAAATGCGTGTAACTGCTCAACGCAAAACCAACTCTTAATCAGCGGGTCGGGGGTTCGAAACCCTCACAACCCATAAAAAACAAACGCCAGTGACTGTTAAAGTCGTTGGTGTTTTGTCGTTTTTACGGGCAAAATGTTAATAATTTCAATAATAAGCTGATTTCTTTTTGATTATTTATCGATTACATAGAAAATAAGTGGAATTTCAAAGTATCTAATAATTTACTACATGATATACAAAAGGAGTTGTTTCAGTGAGTAGAATTGACATCGGAGAAATACAAGCTTTTTTATACCAGCTACGTGCAGCCAATGAACCAGGAAGGAAAACTATCCAATCTATCAAAGCGGCCGTGACAAAGTATGTGGGAGATAATAGTTTAAAAGGAAAAGCAGTTGATGCATCGAAAAATTATTATCAAATGACTTATTTCCCTCTCTGTGATGCAATAATCGAAGCTATGGACGAAAGTGAAGAAAGATTGGGGCAGTACATCCAAGATTTTCATGCCGAAGTTGATAGTTCACCAGATGCCAAAATCGATGCGGACGGTTTATATGAACTGGGTAAAATGATTGACCGAATAGAAAGCAAAAAAGAAGCTTTAGCACAGCGAATGAACAGTGGAACAGAAGGGCAAATGCAGAATTATCGTTCTCAGTTAGCTATTGCGTATAAACAGGAAAACATTCTCGAGAAATATTTGTCATTTGAACAAAGCCACGCTAGCTTTTTTGACCATTTGATTGACTTAGTTCAAGCAGTTCAGCAGACCATCCGCGAACTCCAGTCGAATATCCAGTTCAACAGCCAGACAGGCACTTACGATCTAAGTAAGCTGAATCACGCTACAGTGAGCCACATGCAACAAGCTTTAAATAAAGCACGAGGAATAAAAGAAGATATTATAAAAGAACTACAAGACTACACAGTGCTTGCAGTGGTATATTTAGATAGTAATGGAAAAGAACAGGTGATGTGGTTATTAGAGCGAGACGGCTTAGGAGTGGAGAATGCCGAACTTAAAGTCTATTTAGAAAAAAACGGAAAATATCTTAATCCAGAAGATTATTCGATTATTACTAATGAAGACTTGAATAAGAAAATCAATAAAGCTTGGCGAGATGGTGTTTATTATCTAAATGGTAACAAGTATGATGGACTAACTGGCGGTATTTTATCTACCTCGGCATATGTTGAAGCTGGGAAAGGGTTTATAGATAAGAGTGGGTTAGCGGATGTTGTGCTGGGGCTTGGGTTGAGTACGGCTGCGATTAGAGGGAGTGTGACATTTGGTAAGAAAAATAAACTGAAGGGTTATGATTATTTAGATGACCTGTTGGGCGATTTAAATAATAAAGTGAAAATAAAGAAGTATGACTCTGCTGAAAGTGTCAATAAATATTGGCATCAACAAAACTATGATCAACCTCCATATACACCTAAAACACCTGTCCAAGATTTAGAACTTTTGGTAGAAACTAAATTTGTCAGGGTATATGATGGGGGAAGTTCAAAACTACATGGTGGATGGCTTATGAAAGCAGAGGATATAAAAGGTTTAACACCGACTCAAATTAAAGATAAATTTGCATTACCTAATATACCCAAATTTGTTGGAGAAGTTACTTTGCCAAAAGGCAGCAATATCAGAATGGGAGAAGTAAATCCTCTTTTCGAAAATAAAGGTGGGGGTATACAATTTGATTTGAAAGGTCAATTCATTGGTGAATTTAAAGAACTCGGAAAAATCTCAGAATGGGGCGGATTAAAGTGACAATTAACGCAGAATACATTGATAATAAATTAACTGCTTTTGGAAAAAGCATTGAATTTAAGAATAAAATTGTAGAATTAAAAGAGAATGATAACTGTTTATTTGTGAGATTATTGGTTGTTCCTGGTCAAGAATTAAATGAAAACACTTTAAGTAATGTATATGCAATTAATAAATTGGGTGAAATTCAATGGCAAATAAAAAATGTTGCGCCAAAAGGAAATAATGTTTATATATGCGCACCATTGGTAGGTATGGATATCGAAGAGAACGATTTATTTGTAACAGATTTCATGGGGCGGAGGTTTGAAGTTAATCAAGAAAATGGTGAACTCAACCAAGTGAGAATAGTGAAATAAACTCTCCTTTTACTCTAATAAATTTTTGTTTGTTGAAGTTTATTAGGATATTGGATTTACTATTAAAGGTAGCGAGGTGGACTAAAAGTCTCGTAATTACTGGATTTAAATGATAATACGGGTGAAATCAAGGATATTGAAGAGTTAATAAATGAAAACTCATGTGATTAAGTAAACAAATTACGGAGGAATAACTATTTTTAAGTTGGAAATAAGTTTGCGCTTTAGAAAGCCGACATTATTAAGAAATGCTGAAACAGGGCACGCACCATTTAAAGCGATAACTTAATTTGAATAATTTTTAAATGAAGATGAGTGAAAATTGGCTAAAGGTACTTTCTCATGAGAGAAATATATCAAGTGAACTGTCCACAAGAGAATATAAGACCTTTTTAGAGGATATGATGTTGAGGTAGTTAAGCTGATAGATTTGCTAAAGAAAGAATCAAACACAAAGATGAGGAAAAAGCTTATGACGAAGATAACTCATATGAATAATAAATTAATTTTTGAAAACCAAGAATACACATTTGAGTATCCAATACAAACTTTGAGAGAAGATAAAAATCATGTATATGTTTTATTAGATATACCAGCCAACCAAGAATATACGTTTGATGATTTTCATAATATTTATGCTTTTTCTTATACGGGTGAACGGAAATGGCAAATAGGAGAGAGACCCGTTGGAGATAATGATGTTTATACTTTGATTAATGTAAAAGAAGGAATACTTTACGCTACAGATTTTAGCGGAAGAAAATATAAAGTTTGTGAAAAAAATGGAATTCCTGAAAAAATGGAAATTGTAAAATAAAAAATACATTTTACTGTCTCGTTCAGAACCCTTGCAACCCATATTTAAAAAGGGCCTAAATGTTTTAGCAATGTTTTTATAAAATCCCAAATTGGAAAACCAACCTTCACCCAAAAGGAGCTAACATGAAAAAACTACAATGGCTAACTAACCGATTATTTGCAACCTCTATCCTCCTAATCACCACGTTATTTATCATACCCCCAACATTTGCGATAGCTGATGGAAGTAAAGTGAGTTTTTATGAATACATATATGGAGCACCTTTTAGATGGCTAACTGTAATTAGTACGACAGATAAGAAAGGTGCATTTACGGAGATGTTTTTCTCGGGAAACGAGGGTATAACTATCCAATGGCCCAATCTAATGATAAACTTTCTCTTAATTTTCCTTGCAATAACTATTATCTTTTCCCTAGCAAAAAAGCTTTACGATAAAAAGAACGTCAAAAAAGACAACCCATAA